TTTAAAAAAAGCCTCTAAATTACATGCTGGTCAAGCTAGAACATTACAAGGAGTTCTTAATGGCAAACTCAAGAGTGCCAAGAAAAAAAGGGCAACCAGCTAAAAGTAAAAAACATAGTGACCTGTATACAGACGAAGACCCAAAGGGTACAATCAAAGGTCTGAAGTTTGCTACCGTAAAAGATGCAGAAGCATCTGTACGTAAGATAAAGGCATCTAACAGAAGTCACAATCACAAAACACAGGCTGCTATAGCCATGGAGCAACGTGCTAGAGTTGCAGGTAAAATAGCAGCAGCTAATGTATACAGACGTTTTATAGAATCACAAAAGAAGAAGACACGTGCATCCCGTAGAAGCTGACATTCGTAAGTGGTCGCACGACTTTCTTGAAGTTCCAAATAAAATGCTAAACGGATTACCACCATGTCCGTATGCAAAACAAGCATGGCTTCAAGACCAAGTTAAGTTTAGTATTAATACTGGATTAGATGGTCTTACAAAAGAAGTTGCTGACTTTAATAATCATAAATATGATATAGTTATTTGGGCATCTGAATATTTGCTCGACATGGAATATCTTGATGGGTGGTGTGATGGCGTAAATGAAGCCATGTCAATTGCTGGTCACGATATGCACCTAATGGTGTTTCATCCAGACTATGATGCTACTGAAGCAGGTTTGGATTTTTTAGTTGAAGATGATGTAACAGATGATGAATTAGTCTATTGCATGGTCTTTGTACAGAAGTTATCATTACTTGATGATGCTTCACTTAGCTTGGAAAAGTCTGGATACTACCAGCACTTTCCTAAAGAAACTTATGAATCGCTGGTAGTTGATAGAAGGAGACTAAGAGATGGCGGGTAAAGCAAAAATGGCTAAAAAGAAAATGCGTGGCGGTGGTATGGCTAAAAGGCGTATGGCTGGTGGCGGCATGGCTAAAATGGCTAAGAAAAAAATGATGGGCGGTGGCATGGCTAAGATGTCCAAAAAGAAAAAAATGATGCGTGGCGGCATGGCTAAAAAGAAGAAGTAATGATATACGTTGCTAATTCTAGCGTACACGGACAAGGCGTGTTTACAGATGAGGATATTTCTCAAGATGATATAATTGAGTTATGTCCTTATCTGGTCGCTGACAAAGATGACTTTTCAGATACATGTATATTACATAATTATATGTTTTATTCTCCGTATGAAGATGATGAAGATTTTTTAATACCTTTAGGTTTAGGAATGATATATAATCATAGTGACGCTCCAAATGCAGAGTGGACTATAGATGACGATAATGAAAACTATATCACGTTCTTTGCTACAAAAAATATAAAAGCTGGAGAAGAAATACTCCACGACTACGGAACACTATATTGGAACAGTAGAGATGGCTAAGTTTTATAGCACAGAAAAACTAGTAAAGACTAGACCTAAACGCAGACCGGGTGTACACAAAAAGAATGTTAATAAACGTAACAAACCTAAAACGTACTTTGGTTAAATACCTTGGCTGGGCATTGCTTTATGTGGGCAAGCCCTTTACTTCTGTGGGTAATTGGTTTTGGCGTAAACACAGAACTGTGCTAGATTGGAATAACAATGGCTCGTAAAGCACCAAAGAAACCTAAGAGTAAAGTAAACCAATCAGGTAATTATACTAAACCTGAGTTACGTAAGCGTTTATTTAACAGAATTAAAGCAGGTTCAAAAGGCGGTAAGCCGGGTCAATGGTCAGCAAGAAAAGCCCAAATGTTAGCCCTTGCTTATAAAAAAGCTGGTGGTGGGTACAAGACTCGAAAGGCTTGACCTATAGATGGCCGCAAAACTAAGTGAGAACACTGAGGTTGCGTTACCGCTTCGCAACATTATCAGCATGGTTGCTGCAGCGTCATTAGCAACGTGGGCATACTTTGGTATTATAGAGCGTCTTAATCAAATAGAGACTAACATCACAATGATGGAGTCTGACTTAGAACAGAATACTGAGTTTCGCATTAAGTGGCCTCGTGGTGAGATGGGCAGTCTACCTGCCGACAGCGAACAGTTCATGTTGATTGAGCATCTTTCTGACCAGTTAGATGAACTAGCTACACAAATAGATGAAGGTCGTGCGCCACATGACCAGCAACAGAAATTAACATTGGAGTTCTATGAGAAACGTATTAGTGCTATAGAAGCCAGACTTGAAAAGATGAGAAACGGAAAACATGATTAACGAGGCTATCACACTAATACTCTATCTTGCAGGAGATGTAGCTGAACACACAGCATACCAAAAGCTGTCAAAGTGTTTAAAGGCAAAGCGCACGATAGAAAGAAACTTGTACAAAGATACAGGCAATGTGCGATATGCATGTGAGTCACGAGTGGTTGAAATTAGTAAAGGTCCAGATGGAAAAAATTACATCGTAAAGATTGTGGAGTAGCAAATGTTAGCAGAGATAGCCGCAGCCAATGCAGCATTTGCAGCAATCAAGATGGCTATCAAAAATGGACGTGAGATTGCTGATGTTGCTTCACAAGTAGGTAAATATGTAAATGCTACAGAAGACCTACGCAGAAAAGGTGAAAAGAAAAGACGGGGTGTAGGTGGTGCAGACTTAGAAGAGTTTATGCATCTTGAAAAACTAAAGCAGCAGGAAGAAGAACTGAAGCAGCTTATGATATACACTGGTAGACCCGGACTGTGGCACGATTGGATAAAGTTTCAAGCGCAAGCACGTAAAGATAGATTAGCTGCAGCAGAGGCACGTAGACGAAAGATACAAAACTGGATTGAAATAGGTACTGTAGCTATACTGTGTATAGTAGGATTGTTTGGTTTAGCTGCATTAGTTGCTTGGGCATTTTATTTGAAGGGCATGTAATGACACTTAAAGGACCACAAAAAAGTTTAAAGGATTGGGGCAAACAGAAGTGGAGAACTAAAAGTGGGAAACCGTCCAGTAAAACTGGTGAACGGTATTTACCGACAGCGGCAATCAAGTCGCTTACGCCGCAAGAGTACGCAGCAACAACCGCTGCTAAAAGAAAAGGAACTCGTGCTGGTAAGCAGTTCGTCCGACAGCCTAAAGCGATATCAAAGAAAACTGCTAAATTCAGAAGGGGTTCATAATGTGGACGGCACTAATAGGTCCAATAGCTAATATAGCAGGGAGTTGGATGGATGGCAAAGTTGAGCAAACAAAGGCAAAAGCAAATGCTAATGTCGCAAAGGCTAAAGCTGAAGCGGCTATCATGGAGAAAAAAGCCACTGGCGAAATTGATTGGGATATTGAAATGGCTCGTGCTTCGTCATCGAGTTGGAAAGACGAGTGGTTAGTAATTTTATTTAGCATTCCATTAATATTAGCCTTTATACCCGGCATGGAAGGTGTAGTACAAAATGGATTTGAACAACTTAATAAAATGCCGGAGTGGTATCAGTATAGTCTTGGTGTAATCGTAGCTGCTTCATTTGGAGTTAGAAGCGCAACTAAATTTTTTGGGAAGGGAAAATAGTTATGAGAAGACGTGTTACAAGTAGAGGAGCCATTAGACAACCAACAGGTGGCAGAGGAAGAATAGGTAGAGGACCACTAAGAAGTAGACCACGTGGGTCAAGTCAAGGCCCTAGAGGAGTTCCAACTCGCGGTGGACGAGGTGGACCATTAAGTCGTACAAGAACTTCACCTACTGGATTAAGACGTGTAGGTGGTACACGCCGCAGCCCTGATGGTAAACTTGGTTTACTTTCTGGTAGAATGGGTAGTGGAACTCGCGGTGGACGAGGTGGACCATTAAGTCGTAGACCAGCACAAAGAATGACTGCACAACAACGTGCAAGGTTAGCAGCGCAAAGAAGAGCAGCACAAAGAAGGCCAGCAACTGGAAGAATGACTGCACAACAACGTGCAAGGTTAGCAGCGCAAAGAAGAGCAGCGCAAGCACGGGGTAGAGGTAGCAGAGGTACAAGCCTACGTAGGCGTATGGGCGGTGGAATGGGTCGTAGAACACTAAGGCGTAGATAATGGTTGATTGGTGGAAACGATGGCTACAATTTAATGTTACAGCCAAGTTAACTATGATTGCTTCGGTTGCAATGTCATGGCGTTGTGCAGAATGGTTTATGAATTTAGAAGACCCTACAACACAACAGTCAGCATTTGTATCTGTTATTATGGGTGTTATGACAGGTGTGTATGGTATCTATCTAGGTAGAGAATCAAGGGGTAGTAAATGAAATACATTCGCACACATTTAATTAAACAGCTTGTTCAAAGTGAAGGTTTGCGTCTTGAAGTCTATCAGGATACACTTGGTATTGATACAATTGGTGTAGGTAGAAACCTTGAAGATAGAGGTATTACTCAAGAAGAACTTGATACTATGGATTTTCCAAACATAGAAGCAGTGTACGAGCATGGTATTACTGAGGCTGATGCTGCGTATCTATTAGAGAATGACGTGCAGATAGTCGAGGATGAACTGCTTAAAGCGCACCCTTGCGTGGCAGAGTTGGACGCTGTACGTCAACTTGTACTAGTGGACATGGCATTTAATATGGGTGTTCCAAGACTAAACGGGTTTAAAAAAATGTGGGCTGCTGTGCATGAAGGAGACTTTCCTACTGCATCACGTGAGATGTTAGACAGTCGTTGGGCTGTGCAGGTAAAAGGACGCAGCCATAAGTTAGCACATGCTATGCATCACGGGGAGTTAAAGTAATGACATCTATATCAGAACAAATAGGTTTTACTAAAAAGAAAAAGAAAAAACCATCAGGTGCAAAACCAAAACCTTATCCAGCTAATGCACCTGCAAGAATGAAAGCTAATTATGTAAAAAAGTATACAAATAAAGATACATTTTTAGGTTTTAAGGTAATTGACAAAATTAAAAAGTTGTTAGACTAATGGCTAGAGAACTAAACGAAAGACAACAGAAGTTTCTGGAAGTCCTCTTTGAAGAGGCTGGCGGTGACGTAGTTGCCGCTAAGAAACTGGCAGGGTATTCAGAAACTACTGCTACAACTGCAATTGTAAAAGGTCTCAAGGAAGAGATACTAGAAGCAACGCAGATGTACATGGCACGTAATGCACCTAAAGCTGCAATGGCTATGACACACGCTCTGTATGACCCAACTGAACTTGGTATTCGTGATAAGATGTCAGCAGCTAAAGAGTTGCTTGACCGTACAGGTTTAATTAAAACAGAGAAGGTGCAGGTAGAAGCAGCAGGTGGTGTGATGCTTATGCCAGCTAAAGCTAAAGTAGAGGATGATGAATAATGGCAGATTCTAAAGAAGAAATTCAAGCAATGAAAGATATAGTTAAGGATGCTGTAAGAACAGGGGATATGCAGACTCTAAGAATTATTAAACTTGTAGCACCTGAATTGCTTCCTAAATCTAAAGGAAAAAAGAATAAACTTAGTAATGGTGGTATGCCCACAAAAAACTACGTGAATCCAGTTACAGTAAAAGATAATCGCAAAAACAAATGACACGTACAGCAGGGCAGTGGAAACTTCCACAGCCAACAGACATTAAAGAAGAAAACGAATGGGTACAGATACCACGTATTGCACGTACTGTACCATTTGGTTACAAGCAAAATGAAGAAGACCCCGACATTCTTGACCCCATTCCAACTGAGTTGGATTTGCTTGAAAAGGCCAGAGCGTATACAAATCAATACAGCTATCGTGAGGTAGCTAACTGGCTTAGTACAAATAGCGGTAGATACATATCGCATGTAGGATTAAGAAAGCGGTTACAACATGAGCGACAGCGTAAGAACCAAGCTAAGAGCCTCCGCAAGTGGGCAGAGTATGCGGAAAAGGCAATTGCCAAAGCGCAAGAAATTGAAGAAGCAAGGACAGGCGCAAAAGCCGCAGGTTGAAATACAGGATATTGAATACGAAACAGAAGCAGTTGAAGAACACGCTAATGTATTATTCAAACCTAACCCCGGCCCACAGACAGACTTTCTTGCAGCAAGTGAACGTGAAGTTCTTTACGGTGGTTCAGCAGGTGGTGGTAAATCATATGCCATGCTTGCAGACCCTCTTCGCTACATGGGGCATCCACAGTTTAGTGGTCTGCTGCTCCGACATACCACGGAAGAGTTACGTGAACTAATATTTAAATCACAAGAACTCTATCCAAAAATCTGGCCCGGAATAAAATGGTCAGAAAGAAAGATGCAGTGGACTGCGCCATCTGGTGCGAGGTTGTGGATGTCATACCTTGACAGAGATGAAGATGTCCTGCGTTATCAGGGTCTAGCTTTTAGCTGGATAGGCTTTGACGAACTAACACAATGGGGAAACCCATATGCATGGAATTACATGCGAAGTCGTCTACGGTCCACTGCCCCTGATTTGCCTATCTTTATGAGGGCAACTACAAACCCCGGTGGAAGAGGACATCACTGGGTAAAGAAAATGTTTATTGACCCAGCACCGTATAATAAGGCATTTGATGCGACAGATATTGAAACACACGAAATTCTCAGGTATCCAGCAGGGCATAGCAAAGCTGGGAAACCATTATTTAAACGTAGGTTCATTCCTGCTAGATTATCTGACAACCCTTATCTCTCTGAAACAGGTGACTACGAAGCTATGCTCTTGTCGCTCCCAGAGCAGCAAAGACGACAACTCTTGGATGGCGATTGGGATATTAAAGAAGGTGCTGCGTTCACAGAGTTTGACCGTAATATTCATGTTATTGAACCTTTTAATATTCCTAACAATTGGGTTAAGTTTAGAGCATGTGATTACGGGTATGGTTCTTACAGCGGTGTTATATGGTGCGCTGTCGCACCGTCTGAGCAAATCATTGTGTACAGGGAATTGTATGTGTCAAAAGTCTTAGCTACAGACTTAGCTGACATAATACTAGAGTTGGAAGCCGAAGATGGAAATATTAAGTACGGTGTTCTGGACAGTTCTCTTTGGCATAAGCGTGGCGACACTGGTCCTTCTCTTGCGGAGCAAATGATAAGTAGAGGTTGTAGGTGGAGACCGTCAGATAGAAGTCGTGGTAGTCGTGTAGCAGGTAAGAATGAAATACATAGACGTTTACAGATAGATGAATTTACGGAAGAGCCTAGGCTTGTTTTCTTTGATAGTTGCACAAACATTATCTCCCAACTACCGTCCATCCCATTGGATAAAAAGAATCCAGAAGATGTGGACACAAAAGCAGAAGACCACTTGTACGATGCGTTAAGGTATGGTATAATGTCACGACCAAGGTTTAGTATATTTGATTATGACCCGATGGGTAGGCCCGGTGGCGGTATGCAAGTTGCAGATGCTACCTTTGGATACTAAGGAATAAAATATGGCTGAAGATGAAATTATGATTGAAGATGATGCTATCGCATTAGAAGATACGGATGATTCTGTAGAATTTGATGCTGATGTATCAAATATAATTCCTTTTATAATGGAACGCTATAGCCGTGCCGAAGACTATCGTTATCAGGATGAAGAGCGTTGGTTACGAGCATATAGAAACTATAGAGGATTGTATGGTCCAGATGTTCAGTTTACTGAAGCAGAAAAATCTCGCATATTTATTAAGGTTACTAAAACTAAAACGCTTGCTGCTTATGGTCAAATCGTTGATGTTCTATTTGCTAATAATAAGTTTCCTCTTTCTATTGAGCCTACAACACTACCTGAAGGGGTTGTAGCTGATGTACACTTTGACCCTAAAGAACCTGAACAACTTCAATCTACAACTAATTTATCTAGCCCTTATGGTTTTTCTGGCGATGGAATGGATTTTCCTAAAGGTGCAACAGAAAAAACACTAGCAGAAAAACTTGGGGCATTAGAAGAAAAACTAGAACCGGTACAAGATAAATTAAAAGAAGGACCGGGTAAGACACCAACTGCAATTGAATTTAGCCCAGCAATGATTGCAGCTAAAAAGATGCAGAAAAAAATACATGACCAGTTAGAAGAGTCTGGAGCAAATAAAAACTTACGAAGTAGTTCTTTTGAAATGGCTTTGTTTGGCACAGGCATTATGAAGGGTCCATTCGCTAAAGATAAAGAGTATCCAAATTGGGGTAAAGATGGTGAGTATGACCCTCTATTTAAAACTGTTCCTCAAGTAGACCATGTTTCTGTTTGGAACTTTTATCCCGACCCAGATGCAAATAATATGGATGAGGCACAGTTTGTTATTGAACGACATAAGATGTCTCGTTCACAATTGCGTCAGCTTAAAAAGCGTCCATACTTTAGAAGTCAAGTAATAGATGAAGTAATATCCTTTGGTGAAAACTACACTAAAAAATATTGGGAAGATGACCTATCTGATTATGCACCAGAACATGGCGTAGACCGTTTTGAAGTTCTTGAATATTGGGGTATGGTTGATACTGAAATATTGGAAGAACAGAATGTAGAAATACCAGAAGAGTTAAAAGACTTTGATGAATTGCAAGCAAATGTTTGGGTGTGCAATAATAAACTTATCCGCATGGTGCTTAATCCGTTTAAACCAGCTAAAATACCATATGCTGCTTCACCGTTTGAATTAAATCCATACTCATTTTTTGGTGTTGGTATAGCGGAAAATATGGACGACACACAAACACTAATGAATGGTTTTATGCGTATGGCTGTAGACAATGCTGTTCTATCAGGAAATATGCTTATTGAAGTTGACGAAACAAATCTAGTTCCGGGTCAAGACTTAACATTATATCCGGGCAAGGTTTTTCGTAGACAGGGCGGCGCACCGGGTCAAGCAATATTTGGAACTAAGTTTCCTAACGTATCATCAGAAAATATGATGTTGTTTGATAAAGCACGACAACTTGCAGATGAATCAACAGGACTGCCATCATTTGCACATGGTCAAACAGGTATAACAGGTGTAGGTAGAACCGCTTCTGGTATATCAATGTTAATGAACGCTGCTAGTGGTAGTATTAAAACTGTTATTAAAAATGTAGATGATTATCTACTGCGTCCTTTAGGAGAAGGATTCTTTAGATTTAATATGCAGTTTGACTTTGACCCTGAAATAAAAGGTGATTTAGAAGTAAAAGCACGTGGCACAGAAAGTCTGATGGCTAATGAGGTTCGTAGTCAAAGACTTATGCAGTTCTTACAAATCGCAAGTAACCCAGCCCTTGCACCATTTGCTAAGTTTCAATATGTAATTAGTGAAATTGCAAAGTCAATGGACCTTGACCCCGACAAAGTAACCAACAATATGAGTGAAGCAGCACTGCAAGCTGAACTGATGAAACAGTTTCAAGCACCATTGCCACAGGAACAAGGTGGTATGACACCCCCACCGGGTGCTGATGCAATGGACCCAACAGGTGCTGGTGGTGGAAATATAGGTACTGGTCAAGTGCCAGTTCCGGGTGAACAAGGATTTAGTGCAAATGGACAAGCAGCAGGTACTCAGCCGCCTCAAGCCGCTGGTGGGGAACAACCGCCAGTGGGAAGCATTCAATAGTTACATTAATTTAGCTATTGAACAGCATCAAAAGGTGTTGGAACAATCAGATGATACAGTTATGATGCACCGTCAACAAGGTGCTATCACAGCTTTGCGTAAACTTAAATATTTGCGGGATGAAGTAAATGGCTCTTAAAGAACAAATGGAAATGTTTGAGGATGGTGGACTGATGCAAGAGGGAGGCACAGTTGACCCAATGTCTGGTAATGATGTTCCTGTTGGCTCTACTCAAGAAGAGGTTCGTGACGATATTCCTGCCCAGCTAAGTGAGGGTGAGTTTGTATTTCCAGCAGATGTTGTAAGATATATTGGCCTTGAAAAACTAATGCAAATGCGGCAAGAAGCAAAACGTGGTTTGGAAATGATGGACAAAATGGGTCAGATGGGTAATTCTGATGAAGCAGTTATTCCTGATGATATACCTTTTGACATGTCAGACCTTGACATGGAAGACGATGGCATGTTAGAATACGCACAGGGTGGTGTAGTAAATGCACAAATGGGTACTTATGTACCGCCGGGTTTATATAATCCACAACCTCAATTTGGCATTTCAGGATATCAACCTTCTCAATTTCAAACTTTTTCAACAATGCCTATGCCACCTACAGGTAATCAACCTGTAATGCAACCAACAATGCCTACGCAACCACCCCTGCAAAGAACAGGTAATGTTTTAACAAGTTCACAATATACTCCTGTATCTACTACGCCTATATCTACGGGAACAAATGCAGGAATAGGAGGATTATCTGAATTAGGACCTCCTGATGAATTTAAAACTTATAGAAATGAAGCAGGTTTAGAGATACAAGTTCCATTTAAAAATGGCGTTGTTCTTTCTACATTTAAAATTCCTGAAGGATATACTTTAGCATCCGAACAAAAGAAGGAAGAGCCTGTTATTAGCACAGGAGTTAGCGAGCCTGTTGGAACGGTTTATGAAGGTAGTGATGATAGCACACCATCATCTGACCCTATAATAAGCGGAAAGAAGGGTCAATTTAGTACAACAGATATGCGAGGCATAGGTTATGACCGAGGTGTTATTAGCGATGCAGCTAAAGCAGGAAGTAAAATTGACGAAGAGTTACTTAATGAATTAGATGTTATTTCAAAAGGACAACTTAGCGATGTAGGGCCAGTTGCTGCTGGTTTATTTGGCCTTAGCCCTACTGCTGTTCTTAAACAAGCGGGTAAACGTGGAGCAGAAGAATTAGGTTTAGGTAAATTTAAAGAAACAAAAGGTGTTAATTCTAATAGAGAATTTTTAACATCTCAAAAAGTTGCTATGGATGCAACGCTGTCAGGTATTAATAATATTTATGGCGGCTCTCGTTCAGCATTTGAAGATGGAAATAAATCTACACCTGCAGGACAAAGACTACACGAACTTTCACCTGAAGTTAAACGTTCTCTTGTCGATGCGTTAAAAACTAATAGAGAGGAATTACAAAAATCTTTGAAGGGTAAAACAGCAGAAGATTTAAGAAATGAAATAAACAATACCCAAGAAGGTTTAGGTAAAGACATAAAAGATTTGGGTATAAGTAAAACTTTAAAAGATAGCAGAGGTGAAGAAAGAGAAAAAACCTATGGTC